GTTGAGGTTCATTCTTGGGGGGGAGGGGGATGGCGGACCCGGTCGACCGATTGCTTCTTGAGAAGCTGCAACAGCTTGATGCTCTGGATCGCGAGGCGGATGCAAAGCTTGCGGCAGCGCAGGCCGAGAAGGCGGCAATTGACGCGGAACAGGCGCGCCTGAAGGGTCCACTGCCGGTACCGGATATCTGCCGTTGGCGCTGGATCAACCACGGCACGATGATCCGACTGCGCGACATATCGGCGCAGGAGGGGCTGCCGCCAGGAACTCTACTGGAATGCCCGTCATGGAAGGATCAGGAAGCGCGTACACGCAACGACGCTTCCCAATCTGAGCAAACCGAAATCGCGCGAGAGGCCAAAAACGCAGCAGTCCTAGCGGCCTCGGCAGCTAAAGAGGCGGCCGCTGCGGCCGACCGACAGGCGGTTGCGGTGGACCGACAAGCCGATGCGGCGGACCGACAAGCGGAAGCGGCTGAACGGGCGGCCGCAGCGGCGGAAACCGCAAACAGAAGAGCCACGATCGCACTGGCGATCGCGATAATCTCGATCATCGCCACCGTTGTCGGCATCATTGTGACCCACAAGGATGCCGTGCATCCGTAACCTGCAATTTCTCCGAGTGGAATCGAATAGCCATAATTACGGCTCCGTGCTACATATGTTGCACAGGCGCGCGCCTAGCGATTCAGACGTGTGCGGGGTGCCAGCCCCGCCCGTCACCTTCTCAATACCAAAGTAGCCGAGTCGCAACTAAGGCGCCGACACCTTTTGCCTTGTGTCTGGCAAACCATTGGCATCTTCCGCGACGTGCCAAAGCACGGTCCCCGTGATCGACTCCCGCTCCCAGGCCAGCCCATCCTGACGCCGCGCCAGCGCATTCCGCACCTTGTTGGTGAACGCCGTCGCGGTGCCAATGTCGGGCAGCGTCACGCCGCACTCGGCCGCGATCTGCTCCGCCGATCGCCAGCAACTCGCTACGGAGACGGGTGACGCGCAACTCGGCCTGGTGCAGTTCACCAGCGAGCTCCGCCCGCTTCTCCTTCAACGCGCTGATAACGTGCGTTTCGGCCATATGACACCGTTGCGACCGTCCGCTACCCTGCCGCCCAAAGCCTGGGAGGGAGCGCAGTCATGGATGATGAAGAACTGGCGAAGAGCCTGCATCTGCTGCTGGCCCGCACGCTGGCTACTCGGGACGTGGTGGCGCGGCTGGTAGCCTATGAAGCAGCGCGCTGGCCCGATCCCACCAAGATGTACGAGGATTTCTCGGACGCGACTGCGCAGCATCTACACGAGGTGACGGCTGGCCGACCGCTAAGTCCGGGGTCGATAGCTTTACAGGAGGCGATCCAGAAAGAGGTTGATTGGATTGTCGCTGTCGCACGAAGGATGGGAGACGAGGATAAGGAATCCTGATGTCGCTGTATCTCTTGTCGAAATCTAACATGGCGCGCAGCGGTCTCCGAAGCGCCCGGCGTGAGCGCTTTCGCACTACATATAGTGCTAGAGTGACATGCAGTATCCCGATTCTATTGACCTTTGCGCCATAAAGCCGCATTTTACCCCCATGCCAAAACGCCGCCCAACTCCCAGAGAAGCCAGGAAAGTCAAGGACATCCTCGATGCTTTCGAGGTGCCAGAGAAATTCCGAGGCAAGCCTGCGCCAGCGAAAAAGCGTGAGTTCGGTATCGAGGAACCAGCCCCAGCAAGAGCGAAACCTGGCAAGCCAGCAAAGCCGACGCCTGCGAAGCGGCCAGCGCATCGACCGACGCTGTATTGTGAGCCGGTAATCGAGGAAATCTGCTATCGCCTCGGAATTGGCGAAAGCCTTGTAACTATTTGCGAAAGTGACGGCTTGCCAGCGTACCGCACCGTCATGACATGGCTCGCGACCCGACCTGACTTTCAGCAGAGATACGCGTGCGCGCGAGAGATATCTGCGGACAAACTGGCTGGCGAAGTTGTTGAGATTGCAGATACTTCCACGCCAGAGAACGCTGCTGCGGTGCGCAATCGGATCGACGCTCGCAAGTGGGTGGCCGGCAAGCTGAAGCCTAAGGTCTACGGCGAGCGGATTACCCAGGACATCAATGCGAACGTCGCGGTCACGATGACACCGGAGCAACGGCAGGCGCGGTTGACCGAGTTGGAGAAGCGTCGGCAGCGCCGTGAACTACTCGGTGGAGCAGTGTGACGCAACTATCTTGCGCAAAAGTGGCCTCTGACGATTCATGGGTGCCACCAAAGACGGCTTTTGACCGGACCCCGCGACAGATAATTGCGCGATGCCTGATCTGAGCGATACCGAAGAGGCTGAATATCTCCGGCTGCTCGAGGAGGACGAGCTTTACGCTAGCCGAACGCGGCTCTTTCGGTATTACCCGGACACTGGACCGCTGCGGCGCGATCTCTATGTGAAACATCTTGCGCACTTTCGGGCCGGCGCCGAGTTCAATGAGCGGGCTCTGATCGGCGGGAATCGCTGTATTACCCCGTGGACGCCGATTGAAACGGATCGCGCCACGCGCCTTGCTGGAGAATTGCTCGGCGAGACAGCGCTATGTGTTCGGTCGTGGGCTGATGGCTCGCCACGAAATATGCCAGCCTCTGCCTTATTTCTGAAGGGCATAGAGCCAGCGTTTCGTATTCACCTGGACAACGGACAAGCTTTTGATTGCACCCGTAGGCACCAGCTATTGACGACCGAGGGGTGGCTTTCGTTCGACCGGATAATGTGGCGCGCAGATGGTGTGCGTTGGACGGGTAGAGCACCAGGTTGCTCGGCCAATTGTGATACGGACAGTTATCGCGATGGTCTGGAACCTCTGACGGCTCAAGGTAGCGTCCGAGCATCACCTCTGCCACGAGCCGGTGTTCACCGATATAGCCGAGGGGCCGCCGCGCTTGAGGGTGCATCGGGGCGTGAACAAGCACATAGCCATATTTGTCCAGCGTCCGACCCCCTTTCCACGCGGGGTGACCCTCAGACGCTCGCGGACCTGTGCGCGCTGTTTCCAGACCCCACTTCGCAACCCGGCGTTCTATTGCATGAGTGTGAACGCCATAATCTTGCGCAATGCGCCGCTGAGTTAGGCCGGCGTGGAGAAGCCGCTGGAGTTCGCCTCGTTCGATCAGGCTGGCAAGGTGGTTGGCGGACTTGGTTCCCACTTGAGCATATTCCTTTGATCGGGGGGAACCGTATAATATCGGTTCAAGCCATAGGGTTGCAACCCATCCTCGATCTGACTGTGCCGGGAACTGACTGCTACGTGAGCGGCGGCGCAATCCACCACAACAGCGGCAAGACGTTGGCCTGTAGCTACGAGACGACCTGCCACCTCGTTGGCTGGTATCCACCCTGGTGGGATGGGTTCCGGTTCGCGCGGCCAATCTCGGCCTGGGCAGCGGGTGAGGATACCAAAGCGGTGCGCGAAAGCCTCCAGGTGACATTTCTCGGGCCGGCCAACCAGCACGGGACCGGCCTGATACCGTTCGATGCCATCGTGTCGGCCCCGCCGCGGTCAGGTGTGCCCGAGGCCGTGGACTCGGTGACGGTAAAGAGCGCATTCGGCGGCGTGTCCAGGTTGGTGTTCAAGAGCTACGACCAGGGCCGAGAGAGCTTTCAGGCCGCCAAGGTGGACGTGGTCCAGTTCGATGAAGAGCCACCGATCTCGATTTACTCGGAAGGGCTGACCCGAACGATGTCCACCATTCCAGGCGAGGCCAATGGGTTGGTGATCTGCGGATTCACGCCGTTGCGCGGTCTGTCGCAGGTGGTTTTGAGCTACATGCCGGGTGGTGAACGGCTCGAAGGCGCTCTAAGTCCATGAAAACCGCCGAAATTTAAGGAACAAATGGCGAAAAGACTTGCTTTTGCGGTGTAGGTGCGGTTCATTACCCCAATGGGATACACCGTTGTTTTCGATGGCAAACGCCAATGTTTGCGCTGTGATCAGATGAAGCCGCTGACGGAGTTTAGCAACTATCGGTACGTTACCCGGCAAGGTAAGGAGGGGCGTCGGTACGACGGCAGATGTCGAGCGTGTCAACGGGAAATTGGTGCCAAGCGGCCGAGGTTGACCAATAGGAAGTGGTCGGAGTATCGACTTAACCCGCCGGTGGCGAGCCGTCCTGAGCATAAAATCTGTACAGGCTGTGGTGCGGAGAAGCCTCGAACCGAGTTTTACCCGAGCAAAACGGCTAAGGATGGCCTCCAGCACGACTGCAAAGCGTGTCGTATTAAGGCAGTGGGCGAATACTCGAAACAAAACATCGGCATCCGGCGCCAGTGGGCTAAGCGGGCGCAGTTAAAGCGCTACGGCCTTACATCGGATGATTTCGACGCCCTGGTCGCTGCCCAAGGCGGTAAATGTCTCGGGTGTGAGATTGTGCCGATTCGGCTTCACGTTGACCACGATCACACAACCGGCCGTGTGCGCGGGCTGCTTTGCCTTAAATGCAACATGGCGATTGGCCTTGTCGCCGATACACCTGCAACTCTCCGAAATCTTGCCGCTCACATCGAGAGGGCCGTGTCATCGCCAAGTACATAACTTTTGCTTCTTGGGAAGATTCGCCGCATCTTGATGCGGAGGCGAAACGCGGCCTGTTGTCGTCCTATCTTCCTCACGAGCGAGACGCGCGAACGAAGGGCATTCCAAGCCTCGGCGCCGGCGCGATTTATCCAGTACCGGAGGAGGATGTCCTTTGCGACCCCTTCGAGTTCCCGGCCTACTTCCGCCATGCCTATGCGCTCGACGTGGGCTGGAACCGGACGGCGGCGCTTTGGGGCGCGCTCGATCCCGAGGACGACGTCCTTTACCTCTATGCCGAGTATTATCGCGGCCAGGCTGAGCCAGCAGTGCACGCGGCGGCGATCAAGGCGCGCGGCGAATGGATCCCGGGCGTGATTGACCCGGCTGCCAGAGGGCGGAGCCAGAAGGATGGCGAAGCACTCAAGTCGCAATACCTGGATCTTGGCCTGACTGTGACCGACGCGGACAATGCGCGCGAGGCCGGCATCTACGAGACCTGGACGCGGCTATCGACCGGCCGGCTTCGGGTGTTCCGCACGCTGCAGAACTGGAAGGCCGAATATCGGATTTATCGACGCGACGAGAAAGGCGCGATCGTCAAGGAGTCGGACCACCTGATGGACGACATGCGCTATCTCTGCATGAGCGGGGTTGGGGTTGCCACCGTTCGGCCATTTGAGCAATGGCCCGGCCGACCTGGACTGCCAGTGTTCAACCGCAAGCAGACGCTCACTGCCGACTACAACCCGTATGCGGAAGCCTACAAGGTGGCCGGCGGCGGCCAAGCGGCGCCGCAAGGACAATCTGGGTGGTGGCCTGGCAAGCCGTCGCCAATCATCGGGCGTTAATCCCCGAACAATCCGCTTGCACTTTCGAAACTGTCGGACGTATGGCGCTGGAGAGGCTCGAATCGCGGGCCGATTCGCAAAGGAGCCATTGTGAGTTTCGAGAAAGCTGTTGCTGCCCTGGCTTCCTACGGCCATGAGGACGCCAATATTCGCCAACTGCGCATCCTCACCGCCATCCACAAGGGCAACGGCGAGCCGCCGCGAACGGTTCGCGGCATCGCCAAGTGGCTCGGAATGCCGAAATCCGCCGTCACACGCGGGTGCGACCGGTTCGAGCGGTGCAATCCGCCCCTGATCACGCGGGTGCTGGACGAGAAGGACAGTCGATCCGTCGTGCTAGGGCTGACGCTTGCTGGCAAGGACCTGGTGAGGCGGCTGCTCGCATGACGGTGCGCTGGAGCCAAGTTGCGGTGTGGTCGATCGTTGCAGTGGCGCTGGTCCTGCTCGGCGCGGCGTTCCATGCGGCGTTTGGCGCGGATGCGACGGTGCTGCAGCCTGGGGGAAAATACCGCGGTCCTGTCATTGCCTGCCAAACGCAGGCGGATGCCGAACACCTCCGTGATCTGCTCGCCATCGGCAAGGTGGACGACGCGCGAGCCTACCTGATGGCCGAGGACAACACCTGCGGTGCAGCCCGTGACGTGCCGTTCATCGCTGACGAGGCGGTTGGCCCGGTGAAGGCTGATAAGAACGGCCGAGGCTGGCGTCTGGTGCGTGTCACTATCGAGTCTGGAGATCTGTTCCTGGTGACCACCGACGAGATCGGGCCGCCGGGCTCGCCGACTTAGAGCGACTCGGCTCATTGCCATAAGCTGAGATCGCTCTTTCGGAGGAATCCGTCGCCATGGCTCATACGTTCCTGGTCATTGTGTCCTTGGGGATCGGGGTGTTCCTGGTCGTGGCGGCGGCGCTTGTGCTGGGAGCCTATTACCTGTGGCCGTCGGCGTCGCGGGATTTCGATGATTGGGAGAGCCGGCGGTCATGAGCGAGGGCACGCAGGGTATCAGCCACGCGGCGCTGTATCATCAGGTGCAGCAGCTTGAAGCGCGGGTGAAGGCGCTCGAAACCGCCAACGCGAAGTATGGCAGCGTTGACCAGCCTGGAGCGCTAGAGCCGGCAGCTTCTTATGCCGATGACCTACAGCAGGTGAGGCGGATTGCTGGCGCATTCCCGCCCATGATCGATATCACGCGGCTACAGCCAGGACCCGCCGGCCAGATGAAGCCGCAGACCACGGACTGATGCTGCTCGACGTCCTCTGTATGTGTGTCGGCATCGTGGTCGGCGTCGCTTTTGGACCGTTCGCCTGGCGGATGGGCTACCGCTGCGCCAGCGAGACAACCGAAAGCCGCGTCGAGAAGCCTTGGTGGTGAACACCCTCTGCCATTGCGGCGTCATCAGCTTCATGAGGGCGCTGGCGCCGATTTACCGGGGCGATGAATGGTTCTGTTCCGCTTCCTGCCTCGCGTGGTATGAGGACAACAGGCGGCAACCGGTTGAGCTGCGTCAGGAGTTCTGCGTATGCGGTGTCAAGCTTGGCCTAGTCGCCTACTGGTACGAGAGGGAGCCAAAGCCGCGGCTGTTCTGCTCGTGGAGGTGCGCCAGGCTGTCCGCGCCGCTTTCGCGCTCGACCGGCGCGGACTGGCACGTCATTGGCGGGACTACGCCTGGGAGTTCATCGGCTATGCCGCGCTCGCTGGCGGTGCGTTCGTGATCCTGGCGCTTATCTTTGGATTGGGAGTCTAAGGATGCCTCGTGAGCGTTGGGTTCAGAGGCCCCAATTAGGCGACATGAAGACGTGTAGCGATTGTGGAGAGGCGAAACTGGCCACACGCGAATTCTTTCATCCCCACGCTCAGGGACTGCTGCGTGGTCGATGCCGGAAATGCGCTTACCTGAAGAACCGCGAGAAGATGTTGGCCAGAGCCAAACTCCGCTACGCGGCCAATCCAGAAGAGGGGAAGGCGAAATCGAAAGCCCGCTACGAGGCCAAGAAGGTTGAAATTCTGGCGCAATGCAAAGAGTACCGCGAGCGTCCTGAACGGAAAGCAGCGAGAAATGAGTGGCAGCGAACACGTCGGCGGCAAGACCCCATCATCCGATTGAACCGCACGGTGTCGAGCTACATCAATCAGAGTTTATGCGGAACGAAACGCGGGCGGCGGTGGCAAACGCTCACGGGGTACGACCTACACGCTCTTCGGCGCCATCTGGAGCGCCAGTTTACTGGCAAAATGAACTGGCAGAATTACGGGAAAGTCTGGCATATAGACCATATCAGGCCCGTGAAGTCGTTTGCCTTTGATGCTGCCGACAGTGACGAATTTCGGGCATGCTGGGCGTTGGCTAATCTACGACCACTCCCGGTCGCAGAAAATCTGAAGAAGAGCGGCAAGTTGCTGTTCTTGTTGTAATTCGGCCTTACAGCCTGGAGGTGTCAAACGGGTGCCCTTTTTTCCAGTCCGCACATTCCAACACCGGCTGTGGTGCCGCCTGCGCCACCAGCCGCGACTCCGCCGACGATGGCGACAGCCGGTGTGAATGCTGCGGGTGCGAACCAGCGCGCGATGGCCGCAGCAGCAGCCGGTGCTGGAATGTCGAATACCGTTACTAATCAAGGCGGTGCGAGCGGTCTAACGCCAGCGCCCAATCAAGAAGCACAGCGCTCGCTGCTCGGCTGACGAACTGATGACGCACATCAGCACCATTCCATCGCCCGAAGCTGTCGAGCGCGCTATGGCCGCCGATCAGTCGTTCGCCTATGTCGGCACACCAGTGGTCCGAGCGGGTTTCCACGGGGAATTGACTTTCCAATATCGGAACGGCCATCTGGTGCTAGTTCGGATCTCGGAGACACTGATACCCGATGCTGCGTCGAACGATAGTCGGCCGAGCCCGTGAACGTGCTTCCCGG